CCGTGACTGGTGTTTCAAGACTTGGAGTAGGTTCAACAACAGATACGGGAACTAATTTGAGAGTAAATGCTATAGTGAGTGCAAGTTCTACAACTGGAATTGGATCAACTTTATTTGAAGTCTCACAATATGAGATAGTAAATTCAGGTTTTGGATTCAAGAGAGGTGATGTTGTAGAAGCAGTTGGTTTAGTTACATCTAAGGGCATGGATGTTGTATCACCTAAATCAACTCTTTCTGTTGATCAAATATATTCAGATTCATTTGCAATGTGGCAATTTGGTGAATTTGATTATATAGATTCAATTAGACCACTTCAAAATGGTGTCAGAACTAAATTCCCATTAAATCTCAATAATGAGTTAATAAGTGTTGAAGCTTCAGAAAATTTATTGAGTTCCGTATCAATAGAAAATATATTCTTGGTAATAGTAAATGGTATTATCCAAGAACCAAATAAAGCATATACTATTATTGGTGGAACATCTATTAACTTCACCGAACCACCAGCTGCAGACACTGCTCCTGGTTTAAATGATGGTGATGATATAAGTATTCTATTCTACAAAGGAACAGGTGGAGATGACTCTATAGTTGTGGATAATGTATCAACTGTTAAAATTAAAACTGGTGATGAGGTAAGAATAGAATCTACTATAGATCCAGTAGGTAATAAGATAGAAAAACAAGATAATCGTACTGTAACAGGTATAAACACTTCTACTACATTAGAAACAAATGTTTATCAAGGTCAAGGAATCAGTGAGACTGTTTCAAGACCTCTTACACTAATTAAACAAAAGGTTGATAAAACTATTAATAAAGTATTCTTCTCTAAAAAGAGAGTTGAACTTGAACCTCAAATCATTCCAACTTCAAAAATTATTGATGATGTTACTACAAGTACTAATACAATATTTGTAGATAATGCAGATTATTTCAATTATGAGAATGAATCACCTCCTATATTCAATAGTGAGTTGGTCTCAAATACACCTACTACTGAAGCATTAGTCACAGCAACAGTTGATAACTCTGGATCAGTTTCAAATTTAACAATTGTAAATCCTGGTTCGGGATATTTGGGAAATATTGATGTTAAATTTACTGCACCTATTGGATCTGGTACAACTGCCTCTGCAACTCTCACAGTCACAAATGGTTCAGTTGTTAGTTTTTCTTTGAATGGAGGTTCTGGATATACCAATACAAATCCACCACAAATTATTGTTGAAAAACCACCAATTAAATATGAAAGATTGAAATCTGATCCATCAAATGGAGTAACCATTACAGAAAGCACTGGTATTATAACTTCTATTTCTACAGGTAACTTCAATTCAAATTTGGCTATTAATTTTACAATCAAGAGAAGTGGTAGTAATTTTGATCCAATAGCAGTTGGTGACCCAATTTACATCTTTGATACACATGTGGGTTCAGGAGTGACATCTTTGATAAACAATGGAGAAGATTTTGAAATTGTAGGTACAGGTGTTACCTTTATTGACAACATATATCAAGTAGCAAGTTTTACAAGCACTGGAGATGTTGGATTTGTGACTTGTTGTATAGACTCTAATACAGTAACTACAGGATTAAATGCTGTAGGATTTAATACAGCACCACTTGGTAAATATTCAGTTGGAAAAATAAGTGGATTAGTTAGATCATCAACTCCTAAATCTTTTACTGTGAAGGGACTTACTATCAACTCAGGACTAACAACCTTACCAACAATCAAGAGAACTGGTGGGTCTGACACACTTGGTAAAACAGGTGGATTGATTACACCATCTTAAATAATGTTAAATATTATGTATAAATATCTAAAAAACTATTAATATGCCAGCGGTAGTAACAGATCAATTTAGAATAGTAAACGCAGGTAATTTTGTAGATTCTGTTTTAGACTCTAGTAATTCTTATTATGTGTTCTTGGGATTACCAAATCCATCATCTGCTGGTTTTGGTAGAACGACCTCAGATAATCCAACTTGGCCATCTGATCCTGTCGATAATCAACAATATCTAACTCACTACAGAGATACCTCACTATTCGGTAAAAAAATAAATTCTTCAAATATTCGAAGAGTAGTAAAAAAACATAATTGGGTTTCTAACACAAGATATGATATCTATCGTCATGATTACAACGAAAAAACTAATAAAGCACCTAATTCAAAAACTGGTAGTTTATATAAAACAAACTACTATGTTATAACTTCTGAATTTAAAGTTTATATTTGTTTATCAAATGG